ATACGGATCAAGAACATGCTTTGCTCCTTGCAGACTACTCTATCACAAACTAGCTAGATGTCAATGACCAAACGCTTTTTTGAAACTGCGGTTAAATTTAGGAGTCATCTTATCTTTATGGGACTTCCCGCTATGTTCCCACTTTTTTGCATTGGCTGCGAAAGTTGCGCGTTTCCGGATGGCAGGAGAAGAGGAATTCTTTGCCTTCGCGAGTTTAGATGCGGGGATAGGTTTACCCTGTGCTACGCCAAGATTCTTATTCAGCAAACCTTTATGTGATGGTTTGATCTTAATCATTGGTTCTTACCCGCTTTTTCAAAAGGAGTTTCCCCATCCTCTTCGCCCGCCTCACCCCCGAATGCTTGTTTCAATCGCTGACCAGTTTTCTGAAATAGGGCGCGTCTCCCATTGGCGTGGGCAGTATTCACATTCTTTTTTGTGGCACTCAAGTGGGTCATGGCCTTCTGTAATCGGTCCGGATCGCTGTGAATCTCTGCGTGTTTCTGTAGGGTCTCCGCATCCTGCTTTGCCTGGAAGTCATCCTCATCCTCGCTGGCAGGCCCACTTATTTTTGAACTTGCGTAATTTTTCATGCTACACCATTATAGGCTAAGAAACTGATTGATTCGCCAGTGCCGGTTTCTGAGGAGCGGCATGGAGGAAATTCTGTCTTATAAGACGTTGGCTATTCTCCGCACCCGCTTGTGCCGCGCCATTCTGCTGTTGCTGTGGTCCGGGTTGTGGGGCTTGTACGGCTGCGGGTTGGCCATTTTGGGCCATCTGGTTAATCATCTGACCTTGGTCCTCTTGACCGGGAGGTATGTTTTCTCCCGTCGCCATTTGGATGCGATTATATTCCATTGCCCCCTTCAATTGAATCTGCGGTGAGAATAGAACTTGATCCATGAAACCAATCTGCATATCTTTGGCAACTCGGTATAACATAGCAGAAGCATCAAATCCTATACCAATCGTCGCAGCAACTTGAGCAGCAGCCATAATGGCGGGCATGATTTGCTGAATGTAAGTCATCTCCGCTTGCAGCCGCGCCTTGCTATCCATGCGGCCCAATGACTCAGGCTCGAATGTAAATACCAAATCTAAGAAGTCTCCTGTGCGTTGTTCGGGAGTGAGAAGCACTTGCACTTCTTGAACCGTGGGAGGAGTCAGCCATGCAGGTTGTCCCATCGGTCCTGTCGTCATCTGTCCCGGAGTCATTTGCTTTTTACTGAGCAGAATATTCATCAACGGATCGGTATGGAGATAGAATGCCCGCTTTCGCGCCTCTTCCGCGCCTGCCTTGTATATAGCGTTCTGCATATCCGCAAGGCCAATGCCGGTATTCTGCTGGAGAATGTTTGCGGCAGTGGCGCTCTTCGCCGCGTCATTAACACCACCCAGAGTTTCGACATTTCCCGCTAACACATTGAAATATGTCATCAACATATTCAAGTGTTCTTCGTTGCTCGATTCCTGCCCACCAAAACTTACCTTTTGAATCGCGCTCGGATCATCGCAAGAAATCAATTCTCCGTCCGCCGCATCCTTCACCATCTTCGCGGCTTCAACTTCGGCAGAGCGATAAAGAACAATATCCTTCTGTCTGTCGGCCTGTTCGATGATTTTGTTGCATGTTCGGTTTGCCGTCAACTCTAGCTTGTAGAGCACCGACATAAGTGGAATGGGGAGCGGGTTGTCGGGGATTGGTGTGCCGAGCGGGAGGAAGGAGTAAGGGCCTTCTTTCACCCCGTTGTAATCCGCGATGGCCATGAAATCTTCAATTTCGCTCTCTGTATCGCCGGGTATAGTAACAACCGTGTTCGCAGAAGGAATCCAAATTTCCGCAATCTCTACAATGTCCTCCAACTCCGAATTGTCGGTGGAGTTAATGTCGCCCATCGACAGACTAGACACGCGCTCCTTCTCGCTCGATTCATCATCGGCCCGCGCCAGCTTCATTACCATATCCGGGTCATAACGCGGGTCATCAAGCAGCACATGCCTAGGCACTCGTAAAATATTCCCCAAAAATCGAGCGTCGCTAAACAGATACTCCCGCGAATCAGGATCGGCGATGAAGCGATCAAAGCTAACCCGTTCCGTATAGACTTGCCCATTGTCAATAGTTTGTGTTCCACCATCTGCATCCATAATCTCCATCACATCGCCACCAGCCGCAAGGCCGGTTTTCATAATTCCTAATGACACAAGCGCGTCTACGATGATTGTTCGATACACATCTGTGATTTTTTGTTTCTTATCTTGCAACGAAAGAGCGATACTCAAATTCTCCCCATATTGTCGTGCCGCAAGATAGGGCGTTTCAACAGTGTGTCGAGGGAAGGACATAACTAACTGCGGGACAAGTACCCTAACTGCGTTATACATCAAAGGAAGCGGTGAGGCAAATGAAGTTTCACCCTCATCCGTAATCCCCGCAGAAGTCATAAGCAGCTTGACGCAAAACCTTTCGAGGTCTCGGTTTGGCGCGAAACGCTTCCAGCCCCTCCATACTTCCCGCATGAAGTCTGCGGGTTTCACATTGTTAAGGAAGTCTGAGGGCATAGTAGTTCAATTATAGGCTAAGTATACTCCTTGATCCTGAATCGCTGTCCCAGCTTCAAATCTGCTAATTTCTTCCCCTTATTCCTCAACTTGTGGTAATATAGTTCCTTATTGTGCATCCTATGGCCCTGAGAGCCGGGTGGCGCGAGATGTATCATATCAAGCGGGCTGCCCGGCTTCTTTTCTTCTGCCTCCTGAGAAAATTCATTCCCAGGCCAACAACACAGGGCATCTGCTATAACTCTATCCCCGTGGGTGGCCATTGCATCCTCATCCTCTGCCACAAGAGCAGCGGGACCGATAGACCCATTTGCGAACCGAATATACTCTTTTGCTTCATCTATCGCTTTAGAAGAGTGATTGATAAATCGTCCTACCGCATATTGTCTGGCCAGATTTCCGAGCAGTAACCCCTTCTTCTGTTTAGATGATGCAAAGCCCAACGTTTCTGTCTGCTTCTCTACCACTCTCCCGCTAGATTTCATGCGATAGATTTCGGGATATCTATATATCTGTGATAGTTGGCGAATGAAATCTGCCCCAACCGTACCATTCACTTCGGGCACCATAAGAGGACGAAGCATCCCACCACCAAACCACATTGCCGCCGCACACATATTTTTCGCAAAAGCATAGGGCGGCATAATAGCACTTGCAAATTCTGCGATCTTTTCTCTATTCCTTGTGCGTAATACTGAGCACGTGCTATTGCTCGCACCGAATCCCAATGACACGTCTATACCAAAAATCAATCTGGCATCCGATGCGAATCGTAAAGGATAATCCCCCGCCTTCGCCATATCATTTTTAAGGCCGGGAAGAATCCACAGTTTCCACGGGCCTTTCGGGTCTACGGTTACCCGCACCTTTCCCAAGTCGCGGCGCTGAATTATTTTCGGGATATCGGCTTCTGGAACAAGAGGATCAAATTCAATTCTGAGGGTTAGAATAGAAGGCCTGGCATTCTGTGCTTTGTAGGTATCAAGCACGGCGCTATCGAAGAAGGGAGTACCAGAAGCAATATAGTCGATATCAAGCTCGGTAGCTATAGCTTGTGGGTCTGCTAGTTTCTCACATTCCCGCTGATACCATGGGGAAGTATACTTAAACTTTTTACCTTCCTCTATAGGAATGATTGTGAGAGAATCATTTTTGCCAGGCTGATTCCACCATCCCATTGTGAACACAGAGATACTACCGCTATGCCTCCACCGGGCGAATTCGCTTCCCACTCCTTGAGGCGTAGAACACACAAATCTTGAAAGCGCCATTGCAGCAGAAGCAGTTCTAATTCCGGCGGCTTTCTTAGCTTCCACCATTCCAAATTCGTCGAGAAACAGGGTGTGACGCCTGTCGCCTCTTGTTGCTTGATCGGTTGTTGATTCTCCATCTATTCTACTCCCATTAATGACATTTACAAGATGCAAATGCTTTCGTTCCATCTGCGGGAGCATCCATTCCGGCAGATAGTGCAGCACATGATCCAACTTCCCGAATAAAGTGCCTTTATCAGACACCAAGGTTTGTGGATAGGATTTTCCCACCGTTCCAATCATGGAGTCTATTTCTTCTTCCCTATAGCTTAACATCAAAAGTTGACGCTGCTTGTGGAAGAGAAATTGGTGGCAGAACAAAAATATATGAAGCCACGTGACGCCCAAGTCGCGGGACTTCTCTGTAAGCATCGACTTTCCCGCTATGAGGGAAGTGTAGGCTTGCTGCATCCACTCGTCTTGTTTTCGCCACGTGATAAAAGCATCTACCGACGATTTAGATTGTACCGCTTCGCCGGTATCAGATTTGAAAACTGAGAAGGAGAAACCAAATGTATTCAACCAAAGGAGCGGATCATTTTTGCACTTCGCCATGAAGTGATGCCGATATAAGGGATCAGCATCACATTGTTCACGAACTTTCTTGCGGTATCGTAGATTCTCTTCTAGTGTTTTAGGTACAGTTATCCCGCTGTACACACACACCGACGTTTCCGGTGGTGGGAGTTGTGGCATCGAGAGGAAGAGATTGCCGGCCACGACTACTCCCCTTCTACAAATTCATCTGGGGGTGGCGGCACATTAAGATCGAGCCGCGCATTCATTTCTTCATCTGACAATTTTTCCCCAGCCTCTAATTCCTTAAATGGGTCAGCACCCTTGGGTTCCGGTTCAGCAACAGCCGCTTTCCCAAATCCTAATTGAAAGAGATATTGATATAGATAGGGGGCGGGAATTACCGGCTCACGAATGATGGTGGTTTCTGTTCCCCCACGCCCATTATCTTTTTCAATAGGAATATTGAGCGTCCCGCCCAGTAGGTGCGCTTTAATGTTTTGTTTCAAGCGCGCTTCTTCCTCTGGATTTAGAGACTCTACAACAGATTGAATCAGCTTGCGGACATCAGCCATTTTGGTTATCCGGTAGGCACTTGACTATTCATGAAAGCCGGGCGAGTAAGGCCGGGGGCATGAACAACGAATCCAGTACCAACAATAATCGTTGCACCTGATCCTCCCCCCGGAAGTCCTATAATCGTGGGAATGATTCCTTGTACCCCCGCAATCGCTTCCGAAAATGAAGCATCACTCCAAGATTTAGCACCAGACGTCAGTGAGCCGCCCGTCAACAATGCATTCGTCGCGTTGACTGCGGTTGATGTTTCGCCGGGTCCCAACAATGTTATTAGCCACGGCTGACCGCTAGACTCGGCCGCTCCCTGTGCGGCTTCCACATACGAAGTTAGAAACAAAATGTCATTTGGCTGAAAAGCATAGTTAGTGCTCGTGCCGGGAAGCGTGAGTATCAGAGATTGAGTGGATTGCGGAAGAATGCCGTAGAATGACCATTTGATAGGATCGCCATGTGGCTGCATAAAAAATACCTCTTTCTTCCCACCATTATAGGGCGATCAAAATGAATTTTCCCTTTGCTTTGGTGCGGCAGGCATTTTTGATATAATTTCCATTTCCTCAAATTTTCTAAAAGATGAGGAGGGATGTTGGTTTAGAGATTTGACACTTAGCCTTCCATAATTTAGTTCAGTGTCTTTGGACGCGGGTATTGTTTTAAGGTTGTGGGGTTTTGTGCTAAGCTCACGGCCCCTAAACTTTTTTCGTTTTCTTCGCATGTGCCTCCCGCATCTCATTACGGAGCTTCAATACCACATCCTTAAATTCGGTGTTTGTTTTGTAGAACTTGCAGAATTCGGGCCGCGCCTGCTCTGATTCAGTTGGGTTAGCCATCACAATCACATCTACAAGGTCCGCATCACCCTCCTTGTAGTCAGACTGTTCGTGTAGGATATCGAGTACGAGGGAATACAAACTTGAAAAAGTCATGTTAGAATGCTCGCTTTCGTTTTGGGTATCGCCGCGTCCGACGCTTACATATGTGACTTTTCCACGAACCGTCAGAACAAATCTGATACCCACAGGCATAAAGCCCCAGGACGAATATAATCCACGCTAGTCCAATGTAGTCCATAATCATTCCCCTTTAACTGAATTCTTCGCAAGTTCTGCTTTATTCAGCCTATCTTCCGCCTTCTTAAATTGCTCCCGCGCATGACTAACTGCACCTTCATAGTAGTCGAGGTTCTGTTTGTAGAAGTTGTAGTTCCGCTGCGCGGCCGTGGCTTCACTATATATGGCTTCTTGTTCTTCGGGGGTCATAAGATAATCTCCTCATGCATATGCCGCTCCTGCTCCAACAAATACAAATACGCGATCCGAGAATCGCCGCAATGGACAGAAGCATGGACAGACTGAATACCTAATCCGGGGTCTGCTTTCCCTTTATATTTACCAAAGAATTCGGGGACACCTGCCGCCCATTCAGGTTGAATATAGCTCCCATGACTCGCATGAGAGATATAAACATCAGAGGCAATTGCCGTACGGAGTCCCGCTTCACTGGCACGCAAGAACAAATCAAGATCATAATGGTGATAGTGTGGGGCCGATTCAGGCACCCAGAACCCGCCGATCTTTTTCAGTGCTTCCGTACGAGCCACGATACAATATCCATCAGCAACGCGAATCCCACGAATCAACCGTCCGGGCCGCTGCCACACCGCAACGGAGCACTGACGCATCCCGGATTGAATTGCGGCGAGAGTGTTGGGGTCAATGGCGTCTGGGACGGGGGGATGGTTGATAACCTGCCCATACAGCGATCCAGATGATTGCCATGATGAGCCGGTGAATTTATCGCTGCCACAAAATCCAAGGATATCCACTTCCCGCATTCGCTCTAACAGACGTTGACCACAGAAATATTTTGGGTAAGTGAGAGGAGCGGCGTCATCGTGGGAAAAAATCGCGTACTCAGTCTCTACCTTTGCCAACGCACTATTGTATGCGAGAGCGATATTGGGAGCGCCGATGAGGGGGATGCAGGGATGATCGGGCGTACCCAGATCAGCCAATCCCCGCCCCCATAGTTGGGCAGTAAGCTGTAACCGTTGTTGGTTTCGAGAAGGTATTACAAGAGTGAAGGGTTTGTCAGACATGGTGGGAGTATATCACAGGAATTCCTTGTGTCAAGATAATTCTGTGGTGACTAGGGTCATTTCTGAAAATCATATATGTTTGGGGTGGATATAAGGTATCCTCCATCCCCCCGTCATCATTCAAGAAGGTTCTACCCCTACCTAATTCTTACCTAACATACTACATCATCTGTTAGGTAAGTGTTAGTATACAATAGCAATAAGATTTAATTCTAACCTATTCAACCTATTCATATTGCAAAAGGGATGACTATGTTAACTGGCTATGTTAGCAAGTGCAGCTCATTCCTCTACTTATATCTTAACCTATTCAACCTATTCAACATATCTTCTATATTCAATAAAAAATTAAAGTAGAGGGGTAGGTATAGTAATAGCAAGAATAAAATAAGAATATGCTCTAAAAATATAAAGAGAAAAACGCCTGCTGGGTTGAATATGTTGAATATGTTAGCTCATAAAACCTTTAATTACATATACTTCCTAACA